TTGAGCGCGGCGAGGACGTGCCGCCAATTCACACCAGTGTGGCGGTGTTTCTTGACCAGCTCGAACCCAATGAAGAACAGAAGGCGCTGGGTGCCGAGTGGGTGGCAAAAATCCACGGCATGGATCACGACGCCATTCTGCTTCACGAAGTCGGTGCGGCCACACCCGAGCAGGGCGTTGGCCTGATGGTGAATGCTGACCTCGCCACGCCGCTAAAAGCCAACTCCGGCGCGCTGGTGGGCGAATCCTTCCGGGAGCGTGAACAGCGCCTCGACCGTGCGGCCAAAGCCCGGTTTGCCCCCGGCGAGAACGAATACGCCTGGGTGGCTGACTTCACCGAGTCGCAGGTGGTGATTATCCGCAATGGTGGAAGCGCGCAGGTTTACGGCTACACCTCTGACGGCGGAAAAGTCACCTTCGACGACACCGGAACGCCGGTTGCCCGCCAGGAGTCCTGGGTCACCGTTGTAACCAACAAAGTTAAATCCCTTTTCACACCGCAGGATAAGCCTGCAACCAACCATCAAACGGAGGGCGACATGCCTTTAACCACTGAAGATACAGAACTGCTTCGCAAAATCGTTGGTGAGGCCATCGCCGCTAATAACGACACGACCATTAAGCCACTGAGCGAAAGCATTGCAGCAATTCAGACTAACCAGCAGCAGCTCGCTGAGACCCTGACCGCTAACTCCCGCGCCGAAGAAGCAACGAAGCGCGCGGCGGTTGCGAAAGTTCACGGCGAGATCGTCGCGAACGCGCTGTCAGGTGATGCACTGGATGCGATGTTCAAAAACCTGGGCGAAGCCGCACCGCTGGGTACTAACTCCGCGCAGGCGCAAACCGAAACCGGCGCACCTGATCCGGCCACTTACTTCAAATAAGGGAAACGCCAATGCCACGTTATCGTCGCGTTAATATCGACGGGGAATCGCTCTACAAGACGGAAACCCGAAAACTTGCCGCGCCCCTGAACCCGGGGACGTTTGTTGTCATCAATGCCAGCAATCTTTTTGCACAGGCCTCTGCGCCTGTGGGACGCATGTATGTGCTGGATTGCGCTTATCACGAAGGGCTGGGCATTACCGATACGATCCCGTCCGGTCATTCGGGTGTGGGTAATTACCTGGAAGAAGGGCGTGAATTCGCTGTTCGTGTGGCTGCAGGCGCCTATAAAAAAGACCAGCCAATTACGGTTGTTGCAGGTCAGGCCGCTGCCGTTCCTACCGCTGCGGGTACCTATCAGGTCATCGGTTACTGCCAGGATGACGTCACCACCACGGCGGTTGACTTCATCCGCATCCGCGCGCGCGCTTCCAGCGTGACCGTTGCTTAAG